ACATCGACGTCCGCGATCGCGACACCGCCGGCGGCGTTCCTTCATCACATGGCGTACGGCGGCCGCACCCGCTCACTGGACCAGCCGACTCCGACCATCACAGCGCACGACCGCGAACTATCGCTGGTCGTGTCGCTCCGCAACCACGGCGATGCGCTCGGCGTCGACCAGCCGGTGCCGACGGTTGCAGCCAGCGGCAACCATCACGCGCTCGTCGTCACGAACAACCCGAACAACGTCGCCCGCACCGCGGATCAGCCGCTCGCCGCAGTCACCACGTCCGTCGATCGACACGCGCTGCTCGTGCGTTCGTTCGGCAACGAGGGCGGCGATCCGGGCCGGATGGCGACACCCGTCGAGGAACCAGCGCGCACGTTCACCGGGACGAAGACTCAGGGCCTCCTGATGCGGAACAACGGTGGCGGCGCCGAGATGGTCACACCGCTCGACGAGCCGGCCCGCACGATGACGACGAAGGGTCATCAGTCGCTGCTCGTGCCCTACAACGGGCAAGGGCACGCACGGGAGGCGACGGAGCCGATCGGCACCGTGACCGGTTCTGATCGGTGGTCGCTCGCCGATCTTGAGCAGCTCGTCGATGACTGCGGGTTCCGCATGTTGGAGCCCTACGAGGTCGCCGCGGCGATGGCATTCCCCGCCGGCTACATCCCGCTCGACCTGTCGAAGAAGGATCAGGTCAAGCTTGCCGGCAACGCCGTGACCCCGCCGGTGATGACGTGGATCGTTGGACGAGTCATCCAAGCGCTGGAGGTCGCAGCGTGAGCGCGATCCACGAGCATCTCGTCGAACACCTCGCGCTCTGGCTCGCCAACACGAGGCACCGTGATGCCCGCGAGCAGGCCGCCTCGCTGCTCGACCCGTCGGCGCGCGGTCCGCTCGTCGACCCGGAGTTCGTCACCAGGCAGGTCGCGCTGATCGACGAGCTCGGCGTCATGTGGCCCGACGACATCCCGGACCTGGACGCGCCGCCCGAGCGGCACCTGTTCGCGGTGGACCCGCTGCTGACGGAGCGTGGCCGATGAGCAAGGCGACGCTGAAGACTCGACGGCAGGAACTTCGTCGGAACCTCGCAGGGTACGGGGCCACGTCGGCCCAAATCGAGGAAGCGGTCGGTCTGCTGCGCCGTCGCCAGGAGTTGCAGGCGCGTGGCGCGTCGCCGGCCGAGCTGCGCGACGTCACGGAGAAGCTCGAGTTCGCGGTGCTCGTCGCCCGCATCGGGCTCGACGCTGCTCGCGATCAGCGCTACCAGGAGGCGCAGGATCGGCTGCAGGACGACGACCGGAAGTACCGGCCCCGCTACATCGATCCGGTGCTGCGCGGTGCCGCACGAGCCGTCGGTGAGACCGCACGATCGGTGCAGCGCCGCAAGGCCATCACCCGCTGGGAGCACGCGGACGGTGCCGCGTGAGCATCCGCTATCTCATCGGCGACGTCCGCGAGCGGCTCGCCGACATCGCCGACGGTTCCGTGTCGTTCATCGGGTCGTCGCCGCCGTTCATGGCGCTGCGCTCGTACCTGCCCGACGGACATCCGAACAAGGACCGTGAGATCGGCTCCGAGCGCGACCCCGCCACGTTCGTGCAGACGTTGCTCGACATCACGGCCGACTGCGGCCGCAAACTCGCCCCGTGGGGCAGCCTCGCGTTTGAACTGGGCGACACCTACGCCGGATCGGGCGGTGCTGGCGGCGACTACGCCGACGGTGGCGCCCGCGAGGGTCAGAACGCCTTCGATGGATCTGCTGCAAGGGGCCGCCGACGAGACCATGACGAGTCAGGGCGACTGCCCAGGAAGCGGACCAAACCGATCAGCTGGGGATCACCCGAGCCGGCCGTCGATGCCGCACCACCCGACCGACTTCGCACTCGCCGCCAACTGCCGGGATGGCCGCAAGCCAAGTCCCTCGCCCTGATCCCACAGGCGTACGCGCTGTCGCTGGCCTACGGCCGCAACGTGCTCACCGGCGAGCCATCGCCCGCCGGGCAATGGCTGGTCCGCAACGAGATCGTGTGGCACCGACCGAACCCCGCCGTCGGCTCGCTCGGCGACAAGGTGCGACCCTCGACGTCCTACATCACGGTCGCGACACGCTCGCCGGAACGTTGGTTCGACCTCACAGCGGTGCGCGGTGAGCCATCATCGAACACGCACGCCCGGACAGCCAAGGGCGTGCCGGCACGACCTACGGGCCGCCGAAGCTCGCCGAGCGGCTCGTCCTCATGATGTGCCCCCGAGACGTGTGCAGTGAGTGCGGCGAACCACGCCGGCGGGTCGAACGCGCCGCCAACGCTGTCGGTGCTGCATCAAGGCGAGGAAGGTTCGCCGTCGACGTGCACAGCAAGGGCGCCGCGCTTCTGTCGTCGACCGACTTCCCAGACCGCAGCATCCGGGAGACGCTGGGCTGGACCGACTGCGGCCACGGCGCGTTCGTCCCGGGTGTGGTTCTCGACCCATTCGCCGGCACCGGCACCACGCTGTGCGTCGCCGACCTGCACGGCCGTGACGCGATCGGTATCGACCTCGACGCCCGCAACGAACTGCTGATCCCCCCCCGGATGGACGAGTGTCGCCGAGCGCTGTTCGGCTCCCCGAAGCAAGTGGTCGGACAGGAGACGCTGCCGTTGTGAGCGCGCCCGTCTCTGGCATGCAGTTCTACGGCGACCCGCGATGAGCGCGGTGATGGTTCGTCTGCGCCGCGCCGCGGTGGTCGAGTCGATGCTGTTGCGCGTTGACGCCGGATATCGCCCGCGTGCCGGCTGGGAATGCCGACGGGCGTGCGCGGGGATGCAGCTCTCGCTGTGGTTCGAGCAGTACCGGCAGGGCGCGCTCGTGTGCCAGCGATGCCCGGTGCGCATGGACTGCCTGGCCCACATCTGCGCAGTCGAGCATGACCTCGCGATCGACATGATCGACGGCTACATCGCCGTCTCCGCCAAGGATCGCCGCCGGCACGCACGAGCAGCCATCGAGCCCGCAGACGGGCACCTGCACCCCGTCGTGACGCTGATCATGGCGATCGAGGACGAGCAGCGGACTCAGGTGCCCGCGTGAGCTGGTTCAAGGTCGACGACAAGCTGCGCTCGCACCCGAAATGGATCGCGATCACACGCGACGCCCGCGATCTCTGGTTCGACGCCGGCATGTGGTGCTCCGCGCACAACAACGACGGCGTCGTTCCGGCGGATGCGATCCCGATGATCGCTGCCTCCGCGAAGCTCACCACCGCCCAGGCAACGAAGGCCATCGCCGAGCTTGTCCGTGTCCGGCTGTGGAAGGTCCGCCCGAAGAGCAAGGGTGCCGGCTGGGAATTCCACGATTGGGTCGACTACCAGTCGCTCAAGCAGTAGGTGCAGAAGAAGGCCGAGCAGCAACGCAAGCACGACTGGCTGCACAAGACCCGCCCGGGCCGCGCGGTGAAGGCGCTGATCGAGCGGCGTGACGGCAAGTGGTGCCGCTACTGCGGGATCGAGTTCACCGAGGGCCGCGGCGACCGCCGCAGTATGCAGCGCAAGACCTTCGACTTCGTCGATCCGGCGTTCGTCCCTCAGATGGTCGACCCCACCCGCGAGCAGATCGAAGACGCTGCCGATGCGATCGTTCTCGCATGTGGCTTCTGCAACGCGGCCAAGGGCGACCGCACTCCGCAGGACGCTGACCTGGTACTTCTACCCGCGCCGGGCGACCAGCGGAACCACTCGCGATCTGCTCGCGAACAGATCGCGGCGGCCTCCGGAACTACTCGCGAGGTCGGGACGGGTCGCAACGGCGCGGAACAGATCGGGACGGACCTGGGCGGCTCATACCTGGTCGAGACGGGCCTGATCGGCTCGGCACTGGATGCTGCTGGCGATGCCGAAGGCGTCGCCGCTCACCTCACTGAGGTGTCGTCGTGAGACGCAAGGTCGGCAAGAACAAGGGCCGCCGAGCCTGCCCCACGGGCAAGGTCCGGTTTCGAGACCGGCAATCAGCAGCTGAGGCATTGCACCGATCGAAGGTTTCCACGCGTCAGGTGGTGCCCGTCCGTTGCTACGAATGCCCGCTCTGCCACGGGTTCCACCTCACATCACGGAACGAACGATGAAGGAGAGCACTAATCGACGAGGCGTTGGACTATTGGCACTCATGTGCCGAGGCGCGCACCGCCCCGCGATTTGACGACTGCATTCGTCGATTGCACCGCGCGGTCGGTGCTGCGCGGGCGCTTTGGGACTTCATGGTGTCGCTCGCGCCCGATGGCTCGACGTCCGAGCAAGTCTCGGCTCACTTTCGCCAGTTGGGCATCTCGCTGCGGCGGGACCTTGAGAAGACCCTGGACGCGATGAAGGGGATGGACGATGTCTAAGACGAGCACACAGATCCGCCGGCACATCCTCGACCTCGCGGTGCGCAGCGTGCCCGTCGAGGCCGACACACCGAAGAGCGTGCCGTCGATCGTGGCGCTGATGAAGCGGTACTCGACGCTCGTCGCGCTCGACGATGCGGCGCCGTTCGTGGTCGACGGGTACGCGAGCAAGACAGCAGGCGCTCGGCCCTCGACGCCATCGTTCGTCGGCGAGGTGCACGAGGACGACATCGGGATCGACACGCCCGTCGAGGCCGCGGTGCTTCGGCTGCTCGGCAAGCGCGACATCCCCGACGCGATCCACTTCCGACGCGTCGAGGCCGACACGGCGGCGAGCAAGATCGCCGACGGTCTCGTCGAGCTCGGCGCCGTGCTCGATCGGGTCGACGAGCTGCGCATGATCGCCCCGGTTGATGCCGAGTACTGCTACGTGGCGAAGGTGGTGTGCAAGCTCCCGTTCGATGACGTGTGGGCGGTGTTCCGGCGCACGACGTTCAAGAACTACCTGAGCCCAGCGTGGCCCGAAGAGCGGCCCGTGTCGCGCTGGGTCTACCGGTTCGTGCAGGACAATAGGCGGCTGCCAACGCCGGCCGAGATGCGTCAACGCTTGCAGCGCGAGGCCGTGCAGCTCGACGCACTGGCCACGGCGCGCGCCGCTGCCCAGCAGGCTGGCCGAGTGCCGGCGTGACGACATCCGAGCGGCTGAACGTGGAACCGGAGCGCCGAATGCGCTCACACGCTGGGCTGATGTCGCGGGTCCTTGACGAATCACACGCGTGTAAGTACCATGCTCGTCAGTCTGGGCCGTGGTGGCGGTGAGCAATGGCCCGACATCGTGGTCATCGATGGCGCCGAGTGTGTGCGCTGGTTCGTGGTGAGGGCCGACCGTGTCACTTGTGCGGTGGGCCGATCGACTACTCGTTGCCCTACCGCGATCGCTTGACCGGTGTGATCAACATGTGGGCGTTCACGGGTGATCACCTCGTGCCGATCGACGGTGGTGGCAGCGACACGTACGAGAACTGCGGCGCTGCGCATCGTGTGTGCAACATCCGCCGGAAGGCAACCCCGCTCGAGCCGATCGTCGTGCACAACGAGCACGGCGAAGACTTCTGAGGGAGGGGTAGGACGCGTACGACGACCGATTCGACCCGTGACCAAGCTCACCGCCGAAATTTCTCCCCGACGAAATATGGCCCTGACCTGGTGTGATGCGCTGGGCGGCCGTTCCGAGCAGTGAGGTGTCATGGCCGCCGGCGCGCGTGAGGTCGACGAGACCCTGTTGGAGCTCATCGGCGGCCGCAACACAGCCGCGTTGAAGGCCGATCTCGACGCGTTGGCGGCTTCTGAGCAGCTGTTGGAGCACTCCGAAGCGCTGCAGGCACTCGCGATGACGTTGGCGATGACGTTGGACGTCGGCGCTGGCGCGACGACGGCCCAAGTGGCGAAGGAACTGCGTGCGACGTTGGCCGAACTGAGGATCGATGCCACCACCGACCCTGATCGAGAGCTCGTCGCCGGGCTCGGCGAGCCCGTTGACACTGCAATGCCCGCCAAGGTACGGAACGCCCCGCGATCCAGGTCGAAAAACGTTGGGTCCGCAGGTCGGCAAGGTGCTCGCGGCGTGCGGAATGCCGCCGAGCCCGTGGCAACAGCACGTACTGGACGTCGCGCTCGAGGTTGAACCGTTCGAGGTTCGCCGTCGGGGCGTCACGATCCGCACCGAGTACCGGCTCTGCTACCGCGAGGTGCGGTTGTTCGTGCCGCGGCAGTCCGGCAAGACGCTCCTGCTGTTCGGCCTGATGCTCCACAGGTGCCTGGCGAACGTTGATCAGCGTGTCGTGTACACGGCGCAGACCCGCAACCATGCGCGCGAGAAGTTCGTCGACGAGCACATCGAGATCCTCGAGCAGACAAGGTTCCGGCGGTTCTGCCGCAAGCGGCTGACCAACGGGTCCGAGAAGCTGTACTTCCCGAAGAAGGGGCAGCGGTCCTCGTGGTGGGGGATCGACTCGACCACAGAGAAGGCCGGCCACGGTCCGACGCTCGATCTGATCGTCTGCGACGAGTACTTCGCTCAGCACGACGACCGGGTCGAGTCCGGTGTGCGGCCGACGATGATCACGCGGCCGCAGCCGCAGATGTGGTTCGTCTCCACGTTCGGTGACGACAAGGAAGGCGCCTCGATGTCGGCGCCGCTGTGGACCAAGGTCGACGACTCACGGCGACGCTGCCGCGAGTACGAGGCCGGCAACCTGTCGGCGCACGGTTCGGTCGCATCGTTCGAGTGGTCAGCCGCTGACATCGACGCCGACGACATCGACTACGGCGACGTGGAGCTGTGGCGGCGGACGATGCCGGCGCTGCAATGCAACGGCGGGATCATCACCGAGGAAGCGGTGCGAGCCGACTTCGAGTCGATGTCGCTGGCGTCGTTCAAGCGGGCGTATCTCAACCTGCGACCTCGACGGAACGAGGTGGTGCGTGTGATCCCCGCTGACGTGTGGTCTGACGCCGGCGACCGAGAGTCGTCGCTGTACGGGCTGCCGCTCGCGTTCGGCTTCCATGTGGCGCAGGACAATGAGAGCGCCGCGATCGGGTTCGGCGGCCGCAGGGCCGACGGCAAGATGCACGTCGCTGTGCTCGACGTGCAGGACGGCACCGCCTGGGTCATCCCGAGGCTCGTCAAGGCGGCGGCCGGCGCCGGCGCCCGGTTCGTGGCGATCGGCTACGACCCGAGCTCACCATCGGCGGCGCTCATCCTGCCGATGACAGCAGCGTTCAAGAAGGCGGGCATCTCACTCGTCTCCGGCAAGGAATCGAAGCTGATCAAGATCGCCGGCCACGTCTACGCGGCCGCGTGCAGCGCGTTCTACACCGGGGTGATCGAGCACGAGCTGGTCCACCGTGATCAGGAGTGGCTGAACACCGCGGTCGAGGGCTGCAAGAAGCGCCCAATCGGCGACGCCTGGGTGTGGGACCGGAAGCACTCGATGGTGTCGATCGCAGCGCTCGACTCGGTGACGCTCGCCGCTCGAGCGTTCGAGATGGCACCCCCGCCGGTCACGAAATCGAAGGCGATGCGCACCCGATGACGAAGGGAACCGCCAGATGCTGCGCCGCAACATCCACACGCTCGCGATCACACGCGAGGAGTACGAGCGATTCGACCTCGGTCGGCCGCTCACTGATCCACCGATCCAACGCCGTCACGAGCTCCTGGTCGCTCCCGCGGCGCCGGGCGGTGAGGGCTCCATCACCGGCAGCCGAATCGGCCCGGCGTTCGATCCGTTCACGAAGGGACACGCAGCAGCATGAGCTACAGCTTCGGCCTCACCATCACACCCGACACGGACCTGCACGCTGCCGTCGACCTCGCGTTCAACGGCACCGGCGGCTACTCGGTCCGCCTCGGCCAGCAGCAGAACGGCACGGAGACCGAGGCGGCCGACGCTGTCGAAGCGGTCAAGATCGCTCTGTTGTCGCTCGTTACCGCGCTCGGCGACAGCTGGGACGAGGCCAACGTGTCGATCAGCGGTCACGCCAACCCGGGCAACGTCGAACGGTCCGGTTGGGCCAACGACTGCGTCACCGTCTCGCTGTCGGTGACGAAGTACTCGGCGCCGAGCTGAGCAGATGGCCACCGTCGTCGAACAGGATTCGCCGCTGTGGTGGCTGCTCCACCTGTACCGCCGGCTGATCACTCGATCGCCGATCATCCAGAAGTTCGAGGACTACTACGACGGCAAGCACCCGCTCGCGTTCGTGACGTCGAAGTACCGGGCCGAGTTCGGGAACATGCTGCGCGGTGTGTCCGACAACTGGATGGCGCTCGTCGTCGACGCCGTCGAGGAACGGTTGCATGTCGACGGGTTCCGCATCGGCGCCGACCCGATCGGCGACAAGGATGCTTGGAGCATCTGGCAGCGGTCCAGCATGGACGCCGACAGCGAGATGCTGCACTCGGTCGCGTTGCAGACCGGCGCCGCGTACGCGCTCGTCTGGTTCGGCGACGACGTCAACGGTGTGCAACAGCCGATGATCACGGTCGAG